GCGACGTTCCAGGACAGTGCTATACACACTATTAGTGATCCTATTATAGAAATAGGTAACGCAAATGCCATGGACAACATAGATATGGGTATAATCATGACACGCCCAACCGCAAATATTGCGGCTGGTTATAGAGGTGTTCAAAAAGAGTATACAATTGCATATACACTAAGTGATCCAGATGATTCAGATATAGTTCCTACAAATGCAACATCTGATGGATACATTACTGCAAACATTTGGGGTAACGTCCTCTCGGGTAACGTCACGACGACAGGTAAAATGACCGCGGGTACTTTACATGGTGATGGTTCGGCTATTACAGAACTCGATGCGGAAAACATAACTACGGGTGTTCTCGACGTTGATCATGGGGGTACAAACATCGCGTCGTACACGGCGGGTGATTTACTCTATGCCACGGGTGCAACGACATTAGCAAAATTAGGGGTAGATGATGGTAAGTTTCTTAAAAGTACGGCTTCAGCAGTTGAATGGGCAGACGTTTCTTCGACTTTACAGGCGATTACGACTGGAGGTGCAACGACGACACATACGATCGCATTTAATAACGCGACCACGGGTTTAACATCCGCGGGTGATATTGACATTGCAGCTACGAAACAAATCGATTATACCGGTGATGTTTTACTTAAATCTTCGGCGGGTGCAGTAGCATCTTTGAAAGTAACGAACGCGATAAAACTTGACCCAAATCACGCATCACCTTCGAATAACGTTTTATCGTTCAACACAGCAACAGGTGAAATATACGATTCTGGGGGACAGGGTGGTTCATCACTTGCTAACATAATCGAGGAAGGTGCAAATGTAGCAATTGGTCCATCAGCGGCATCTGCAAATCTTACAGTAAACACGTACGGGTCTAATGTACTCACAGTTTCAGGTAATGTTTCAGCAGATTCCATTACTATAGGAAATTTAAATGTTGCTGCATCACCTTTTGCATTAGATGATGTCGTGAGTGTTAACACAGGTGCAAATGTAACCGCAAATGTTCTTACATTAGGTGGTCTCGTTACATCAGGGAACGTTGATGCGAGTAACATTACAATATCAGGGAACACGACTTCCCAAAACATAAAGTTGACAAACACGGATATTTCTGCAACGATCTCTTCCGGGACCATAACAATTGATGCGAGAGAAAAGTCATATGGTACAGCACCACTCGTCGTTTCAACAACTGATGTTTCAAATCTTGTATTCTCAAATCTTATAACGGGTGCACAAATTGTCGTGCCTATACTCGCGAGTGGAGGTGATATAAATATTTCGAAAGAGTTGACGAATGTAAATTTTTATGCGATGACGACCGATGTTTCAATTACCCAAGACAAACATGCACTTATGACCTTATCGAATTTATATGGAAATATTTATATGAATGCGATTGGATTTGCCTAGGTTAAAAAAATAAAACCTTAGTATAATATAAAATATGTCTGGAGGTATTGCCCAACTCGTTGCCGTAGGTGCCCAAGATGCGCATCTCGTCGGCCAACCTGAAGTTTCTTTTTTCAGGTCCAACTACAAACGTCACACAAATTTCGCCCAAACTGTTGAGAAACAGGTTATCCAGGGCAACCCATCCGCGGGTGGTATGTCGACCGTCAGGTTTGAAAGAAAAGGCGACATGGTCGGGTATGTCTACATCGCTAATAGAGGTGGTAACCTTACTAACTGGGACGCTAGAATTTCTAAGGTTGAACTTCTCATTGGTGGACAAGTCATTGATGAACAAGATTATGAGTTTTCTGCGACTCTCGCACCAACTGTTATGAACCAAACGTACTCTAAATCTACTTACTCTGGTGAAACGTTCTACCCACTCAGATTTTCGTTTTGTGAGAATGCCCAGTCGGCGATCCCATTGATTGCTCTTCAATATCACGATGTTGAATTGAGAATCACGTGGGGTACTACAGCCACAGCCGATGCGGAAGTCTACGTTCAATTCATTCACCTCGACACTGATGAGCGTACCGCTTTGTCTTCCACACCACAAAACATGCTTATTACACAAACACAAAAAGCTATCGCCTCCGCCTCTAAGACTCAAGAGCTCAACTTCAATCACCCAATGAAATATTTGGTTGCTGTAAATGCTATGTCCGCCGCCGATAAATTGAAACTTCAAATTAACGGTACGGATGTTACTGATGCGAAGACCGTTATCCCACACTTTACTTCCGTCCCAATCTATTACCATACAACTGCTGGTAACTGTACGGCCGATAACGTGACATTGATTCCATTCTGTCTCGACACGGCTAAGGTTCAACCAACGGGTTCGCTCAACTTTAGTAGACTCGATTCCGCGAGACTTGTTTCCGATAATACATCGTTCGCTAATACAATCTACGCCGTCAACTACAACATCCTCCGTATCGAAAATGGTATGGGTGGTTTGATGTATTCCAACTAATTTAATTTATCCATTTATTATAAATGTTTTGGCAATTAATTTTTCTCTTAGCATTTATCTTTGTTATAACGTATGACCCAAAATCAGGTACTTTAGATCATTTAGTTGGTAAAAAACCAGAAAAACCTCCTCAAAATGCGGAGTGTAAAGAAGGTCATTACCAGGAAATACAATTTGGAAAAATGGGGTACCCATGTCCAACCGAAAAGAAAACGCACATGGGTGCGATTATAGGAACTTAAAAAATTAGCTCGTAATTTTATATATAAAATGTTTACATTCGATCGCGATACCGCGACTATAGTTGCCGTGCTCATGTGTATTGTTGCCACAATGTACATGTACAGAGAACTTAATAAAACGAAATCAGAAATGGATAATGTTAAAGGATTTTATGGAAACCTCATGACACATTTATCCAGACCACCACCAAAAGTGAAATCTGTACCAGTTGTAGAAACAGAAAAAGAGGAAGTTTTAGAAACCCAAGTTGATGATGATGAAGAAGAATCTTCAGAATAATCATCTTATTCAATTATAACTTGCAAATAAGCAATGAAAAAATATAAAGCAATTGCAGTACCCGTCACTTTTATAGGTGATAAACCACGATTTCTCACTGTCCGGGATCGAAGATTCAAAGATTGGATTTTCGTCACCGGAGGGTGCAGGCGAAGGGAGATTCCAAATCCCATTAGATGTGCTTTGAGAGAACTTGAAGAAGAAACCAGAGGGGTTGTTTCTTTGAAAAAAGGTGAATATACAGAATTTAAATTTGTAGTAACAGAAAGTCCAGGAGTGGAACTCGAATATAACGTTTACGTGTTTTTCGTAAACTATACCATACAGGAACAGGCTGAACTTATACGTAAGTTTAACGATGAAAAACAGAAAATGAATCTCCGTAAGATTCAGAAACAGCCTATCAAGAGAACACATGATGAAAATGATTTCATGAATTTTGAAACGCTTTCAGAGTTCAGTACTAAGAAACAATGGGATCGTATTGTTAAAAACGTACTTAACAATCCAGAATTTTACGCGTGTGTAACTTCTCTCGATAGAAAAACCTTCTCTATTAAATAATGAAGTCTAAGAACTACATTTTATCCCAAATACGTGATCTTCTCATTGAAAGGCACGCATATACATTAGAAAGAGCGGAAAGGTACGTTGAATTACATAAAGAGGATAAAGTTTATGAACTCCTCGTTTTAAAGAAAAATTTATCAGAAGAAGAAAATTATCCAGAAGTCTCATATAGACGCTCTATTTGGCGTCACGAGTATGAAGATGAATAAACAGTATAAAAAGATAAATAGATTAATAGGTAAGTATGTTTAAACGTTGGTGTAAAGACCAAGGTTTTGCTAATAACTCCGATTTATCACATGTGCTCATGGACGGTGGTGTCCTCTCCGTGCCATTTGATAAATTGAACGACTTTTACGAAAAATGTGTAGAAGTATATAACTCCGGTGAAAAGATATTTGTCGTTGAACAGAAAACGGAAAATTACAACTTTTTCATGGATCTTGATTATAAAGATGACGAAGAAATGTCATTTGAACAGATTAAGAGTGTATGTAAAGTGATATGTGACAAGGTCTCAAAATTTGGTGGTAAAGACGCTTTGATATCTGTCGCTGAACCTAAACCCGTAGACACACTCATAAAAACAGGTATACATATAAACTGGCCAGGTTTTGTTGTAAACAGGTCATCTGCATTGGGTATTAGAGATCATGTTATAAATACGTTAAACTTAGCGTACGGATCACGTGATTGGAAGGATATTGTTGATATTTCGGTATATGGTAATAATTCACGTAATACGAAAGGAAGTGGGTTCCGTATGCCGTGGTCACATAAAAAGGGAAAACACGAAGCGTGTGCCGGTCAGGGGTGTGAGTTATGTAATAATACAGGTAAAGAAACACAAAGTGAATATTTACCCATATTTATATACAAGCACGGTCCTTCATCTACATTACAAAAGACTGAACAAAAACCATCCGTTGATATATTACATATGGCAACGTTACGTACGCAAAGTGTGGAACCGGTTATTATAGAAGGAACTCACAAAGAAGCTACATTTACAACATTACAAACTAAAAACGAGTTCAAGGACCAAGAGGCTCTTTTACTCGTCGAAGCATTTGTTCGTAAAAATGTAGAAGGACAAACTACTGCATCAATCACTAAAATGTTTAAATATAACAAACAGTTTCTAGTCTCGACAAATTCTAAATATTGTGAAAATAAAAGGTGTAATCACAATTCCAATCACGTATGGTTTCACATAATAGGTGATACTATAGCACAGAAGTGTTTTTCGACTACTAATGTACTAAGACGATATGGATTTTGTAAAGATTTTTCGGGAAGGAGGCATCAACTCAGTAAAAAAATAACAGATATTCTTTACGAAGATGGTAAAGTTGAGACATACACACCAAAAAAGAAAGTTGATGTAGAACCAGAACAGAACTTACTCGAAAGATTTATAAAAAAGTATATCGTTAAAAAAGAAACGTTCGTCATAGAATCACTCAAACGTGAAGGTGTTAAGAAATATACTGTAAACACAAAGGAAATATGTGACACGTGTA